GCTTCTTTGGCTTAGCTGCAATCAGCAAACCGCGTTCGTCTGTCCAAGCAGCGATCTGAATGACGGCGTTTTCCAACGAAGTTTCGTTCAGGTCGGCAGGAGTAGCCGGACGGTTGCTGTTGACGCCACCAGAGATCAGAGGGTGAGCAGTCGAGAACAAGGTAACGCCGTCGCCGTAAGTTACGCCAGCGGTGAAACCAGTGTTCAAGATAGCTGCACCTTTGACCTGCTTGGTGTAAGCCATACCACGGGCCAGAGCCTTGGTGTAGCGGCTGGAGAGGCTGTCGTACAAGTTATCTTCCACGGCCTCTTCGGTGATGGAGAAGCCCATCGCGATGGTTTCGTGGGTGTAACGTGCAGTCCAAGCTTCATGCGCATTGTCATAAGCAATGGCAGCGCCTTCGTTCTTCACCGGAGCGGCGGAGAAGCCAGACAGCTTGGTTTCCTCTTCAAAGCTACGCTCCGAAGTTTCGGTCTCGTAGATTTCCTTGTGCTGCTCGCCGTACTTGGCGTACTCAAGACCGAACAAAGCGTTCAGGCCGGGGAGCAGTTCTTTCAGCAGTTGTGCGCGTGAAATAGCCATGATTTACTCCTTAAACACCAGTGGTGTTGTTGTACTGGTGTGTGTTGATTTTCACCAACAGCTCGGTGTAAGTGTCGGCAGCAGTAGCTGTTTCCGGCACAACGTCGATCACACGCAATGGGATGGTGGCAGTAATGCCAGCGCCGGTCAGGGTCGCGCCAAAAGCCGAGTTTCCGGTGGCAGTGTTGCCGGGATTCAGCACGAGAGCGATGTTCGAACCAACAACGGTACGGCCAGCAGTACCCATGGTAGTGCCAGAAGTCACAACAGCGACCTTGAACAGAGCCATTGGATCATCCACAACGTAGGCATAGGCCAAGTTGCTGGCGGTAGATGCCAGAGCGGGAATGTACTGACCCTGAATGGTTTGACCACTCGAGTTTACGTACTGACCACCCATGCACACGCCAACAATGTTGCCAGAGTCAGTTGTGGTGGATTTAACGAGATAACCATCGCTGTTGATCACAACGGTATCGCCATCAAAAATGGCGGTGCCGAAGCCAGCAGCTACGGGAATCTGACGGATTGCACCTGCGTACGGCATGCCATCAATACGATTGATAGGTTGCAGACCGTAGGGTGCCGAAACGGTGGGGTAAGCCATGTTTGGACTCCAAAAAAAAGTTAAGTGCCTTTGCCGAACGTGACCTTCGTACTACGCTCTTTGTAGAGCGGCATACGCGGATCATTTTCACGCATGAAAGTGTTGTCCACTGATTGCATCTGCGACTCAGCCTGCTGGCCGTAATACGCATTACGCTGCTCAACGAACTCCACAGGTGTTTTGCAAAGTAACAAGCCACCAACCTCAATGCTGTCTGGGAAGCGGTTTTGATTTCCGCCAAACAAACGCACTTCGGGGTGATCCGATGCCTTTACGGGCTCCCAGCCCTCGGTCATTTTTGAGGAATAGTTGGTGGCGTCGTCTTTTCCTTGCACTGCAATTCGAATCCATCGAAACGCATAACCAGGTTCCGGCTTCGGATCAGGCAGAAGCTGGGGTGGGGCCCATTTTGCAGGGCGCTTGGTCAATTCGCGTGTATCGAGATCGCGGTCAAGGCGAGATTTTGCTTCACTCATTTTCATTTCCTCATTTCTTCAGCAACCTTACGAGCATAGAGTTCCAAAGGAACACCAAGCCGCTTGGCGAGATTCACCTGTGTCTGCGTCAGCACGATTTTTTTAGTCGCTGTGCTACGGGTTGCAGGTGCTACGTTTGATTTTGCAGGGCGTGAAGTTGGCGCATCCACGGTCTTCTCAGATTCAAACGACTCCGGGAAGACTTGACGAAGACGACCGTTAAGTCGCTCGTAGTACTCATCTGATTTGGGGTTGATGCCAGAGTTAATCAGCTTTGTGTGCAGCCCGAGGGCGAAGCTGGTCATCTCTTCATCTTTTCCAAACCACTGATTCTTTTGCTGCCACTCCTGAGCCTTGTAATCGGGCGCTGGAGCTTCAGCAAATTCGTTTCTTTCTTCCTGTCGCGTTTGTACATCAATTTTTTCCTGCTGTAAAGCGGGTGATTTGATGTTATTTACGCGTTCAGCACGCATTGCGGCTGTTGTCAGGTTGGCTTGAGCCTCTGTCATCGCGTCAGAATCGCCGGATTCGTAGGCTTCTTTGTACTTGGCCTTGGCCTTTTCAAGGTCGTTGGCAGCAAGTTTTTTGTAGCTATCAAGAACGGCGGCTTGATTCTGACCCAAGGAGCCTTTCAGCTTCTTGTTCTCTTCTACGATGGACTGAGCGATCCGCAAAGCCTCTTCGCGCTCACGGAAAGCAGCCTCTTTGGCTCGGCGCTCTTCGTGGTAGCCCTTTGTAAAGTGCTTGATGCGCTGCTGGACGCTGGCGTCGTACTTGGCCAGCTCGTCATCGGCAAACTCTTTTGGAGGCTCTGCCATTGGCTTGCGATTGCGGTCCTCAATAGGGGTGTCATCGACGATTTCAATCTCGTCTTTACCTTCCGCTTCCGCGTTTACTTTGCTTTCAGCTTCGCCTTTTTCATCGGGAAACTCAAATTCAACTTTTTCAATATCAGCCATGATCGCTCCTTATACGCGTTGAATGCCACGAGGGTCTTGGACTACAGCTTCGACAGAATCGTCGTTGATGATCCGCCACTCAGTGCCGTGAATCTTCATTCGCGTGCCACTGTTGGGTCGCACAATCACAAAGTCACCCACCTCGCAACTTGGTCCGCTTGGGAAGCGTTTTTCGTCCTTAAATGCATCAGGTCCAATCTTTGCCACGAACAACACGGGTGACAGCAGTTCTTCGTACTGCATAGTTTGGCTGGCTTTTAGCAAGCCGCCCTCGTATTCCTCTTTGGCTTCTGGAAGCATGCACAGAAGGTGATAGGTTTTGGGGTCTGGAATCTGTGTGGCCTTGTCCTCAACGGGCTTGTTGAGTAGGCCAGACAGGTCAACCGCCTGAACATTAAAGTCGCTCAATTCATTCATCGTCGTCGTCTTTCAGTTTTCGCAGAAGGTCGTTTATTTCGCGCTGTGCGGTCAACAGACCTCGGATAACGCCGCACAGGTTTTGGTATTCAGCGTAGTCTTTAGCTACGCCGTCTGCCAAATTTTCAACGATGGTTTTTCTCTCGTCTTCAATTTTTTTGATGGCCAGTTCAAATACTGAATTGCTCATTTAGGCCCCTTGTTTTCGGTTGGTTTCTGCGTGCCTTGCATCAACTTTTGCGCGTGCACTTGACCGCCGTGAGCAAGTTTTTGCTGGTGCTGTTGTTGCTGCTGCATCATGGCCTGCTGTTGCTGGGCTTGTGCCTGCTGAAGCTCTGCTTGCTTTGCGGCCATCTCCAATCCATGCAGCTCTTGGGCTTGCGTGATTTCTTGCTGCAAGCGCATGGCAGCCATCTGCGGGTCTTCGCCAACCTTGGCAGCTGACTCGCGGGCCTTGAGGCTGAGCTCTTCTGCTTTGATTTGCAAGTCGCCTTTGACTTTGAGCTGCTTGGTGTCCGAGTCCTGCTTCTTGATGGCCAGCTCTTGCTGCTGCATCTGAACGATTGGGTCCTGAGCCATCTGCTGAGCCTGGGCTTGTTGTGCTTGCTGCACATTTTGCTGCATGAGCTGAGCGGATGCTTTGGCCACCAGCTGTGACAACTGGACCTCGATCTCTTCTGGCAGCTTCTCGTCTGGAGCTGGAAGCGGAACACCCATCTGCTCTTCGATTTTCTTGCGGTACAAGAAAGCCAAGTGCTCGGCAATGTGAGCCTGAGCGGCGGCATTCATCTGCTGAGCCATTGGGTTCTGGCCCATCTGCTGAGCGATCATTGGGTCTTGCAAGAACGACGTGTGCGCAGCAATGTGTGCATCGTGATCTTGGTAGATGAACGCTTTGACTGGTGTGCCGCGCAGCAAAGACATGTTCTCGCTGATTGGGTCGCGAGGCTTTTGATCTTCGGTAACAGGAACTAGCTTGTCGGCGTTTCTGATACCCAAAACTTCGATCATTTGACGGTGCAACTGAGGCAAGTCATAAATCTGTGGAGCCGACTGCGAGAGCTGGATCACAGCTTGGTACTGCATGATCCGCTGGGCCATGGTCGAGCTGTTTGGATCGGACACGGGGATGACTTCCACCATGTCGTAATCTTCACGCTTGGCGCTTGGCTGGCCACCTTGTGGCTCGTACTCATATTCCGCTGGAGTGTTGTCGCGGATGATGTCCTTGAGGAGTTTGAACTCCTGCTTCATCGAGTAGTGCACACGAGCCTGAACGGCGCTCATGGTCTTGAGTTGGCGCTCAAGCAAAGCCAGTGTCGTGCCCACAGGTGCATTGGCACCCATGTCGCTGATCTTCATGTCAGCAATCGAGCCAAGGCGACGGCCTTCTTCTGTGATGCGGTCCAGCAACGCAGACAGAACTTGGCTTGGCTCTTTGTACGGCAGCGGCATGATGTTGTCGCGCACGGTGCCCGATGGAACATCAACGTCACGGAACTCGCCGGGAGAGATTGGAGTGTCGTCGCCCTTGATGCGCAGGCCGCGAGACTTCAAGCCACCGGGCAAGTTGGACAGCGTGCCAGCGTCAACCAATTGGCGAATCAGCGATGTGCCAGCGCGAGCATAGCCGCCGATCAAATGGATGTAGCCAAAGCCATATGCACCAAAGCCCGGCACATAGTCGTACTGCACGAAGTGCTGGCGCTTGAGCTTCTTGGAATCTGTCTCGTTCCAGTTGCGGTACACCGACAAAACTTTGCTTGTGCCACGGTCGATGGTCACGATGTATGGCAGGGCCACACCATCTTCATCTTCGTAGCCGGGCATGTCGTAGTCCACTTGAATTTCAAGGAACTGATAGCGGTCATCATCGGTGACTGAGTAGCCTTGCTCTTCGGCTTTTTTCTTCTCCACGTCGTTGTGGATCATCACTGGCTCGCCCAGCTCCACGTCACGGTAGAAGCCAGCCACTTGCAGCTTGCGCACATCGTTCTTGGTCTTGCGCATCACATGCGTCACGCGCTCAGCAGAGCGTGCACCAGCGGAGCCGTAAGGAATGATCACGTCTTCAGCAGGGCAGAAGATGGATGTCTGACGGCCCAGGGTCGGGTCGAAGTAAACCTTCTTGAATGCAGCGCCAGCCAAGCCCAAATTGAACAGCATGCGCTCATGCTCTGGCCGGTATTCGGGCATGCCGTCAACCAGCTTGTAGTTCATATCCGTGCGAACGCGCTCGGCAGCTTCTTCTTTGAGCTTGTCGATCGCACCAATGATCTGCGTCTTCACCGGGCCTTGAGCCGGGAAAGTTTCGATGATGGTTTCCGATTGGAATCGAACGGCAGCCTCAGTCAGCAGTGTGGAGAACACGCCGCAAGCGCCAGTCCATGGCTCGGTGCGCTCTTCATATTTCATGCCAAGAACATCAAGGCCTTTGACGAACATCTCAACCCAGTCTTTGCGTGAGTTAATGTCCGAATCAACTTCAGCCACAAGGTCGGAGCCAAGCTTCTCAAGCTCGCCTTCGTCCATGTATTCAGCCAAGTTGGCATCGAATGCTGGCTCTTCAGTATCGCTGCCGGGCATCAGGTCAATCTCAAGACCGTCAAGACCAATCACCACGTCATCGGGGTTCTCGATCATGATCTCCACCGCAGGGGTGTCATCTTGCACCATGTCGGACAAATCCAAACCCATCGGGGCCTGCGCAATAGAAGAAACGATGCTCATATCAGTGCCTTAATAGAATGCGGCTTTGCGCCGGAAGGACGATGGCTCGTCCTGTGCATCGGATTCTAGTCTCAAGAACCCGCCTTGTCGAAACCTTGTAATGGCCATGACTGCTGTGTCGGCCAAGTCGTCGTGCGCCGCATTGGGAAAAGAGGCCATCTGGTCGATCAGCTCCCGTGCCCAGCGCGTGTCCGGTGCCCAAACCTTGCCACCTTGGAAGACCGGTGACACGGAGTTCATACGGGCAATCTTGTCGTTCGACTGCTGGCGCGTACCCCGGCTTGGGGTGTAGCCTCGGACAAACATGTCGGCCTGCTGGTTCAGCTCTTGGATCAGCGACGCACCGGCAGCCTTGGCTTCGATGATGCAATCATCCGGCTCCCATTCCATATAGTGTTCTCTGGCCTTGGC